AGCATCACAGCAAACATACGATTTAAATCAATGGGCAGTAAATAATAATATAACAGGAAGTGGAGACTTATCTGATATAGAAATAAGGAGAGTATTTTATGAAGCTCCTCCTGCAATCTTACGTTATTTTGACCCATATGCAGGAACTGGTACAGGTATACAGTCGTTAATGGATGCTTTTGACTTCGGATCATATAGTCCAGGTGTAAATTTCCTATTAATGCCTGCATCTTACGATATGTTAAAGGTTCAAGCTATTGAACTTAATGATCAGATAAGAAGATCTACTTATTCTTTCGAATTAGTTAATAATCAATTAAAACTATTCCCAGTTCCCCAGTTAACAGGTAGTCTTCACTTTGAATATTATAAAGTAGACGATAAAAAAGCAGCTTCTTTCCAAGATGGTACAAGTTTAATTACAAATGTAGGTGAAGTACCTTATTCTAATCCAACTTACAGTCAAATTAACAGTGTTGGTAGAGATTGGATATATAGATATTCATTAGCTTTAGCAAAAGAGCTACTAGCTTATGTTAGAGGTAAGTATACCACAGTTCCAGTACCTGGTTCTGAAGCTACTCTTAATCAAAGTGACTTACTAGCTGATGCTAGAGCAGAAAAAACAGCTTTAATTGAGAATTTACGTGATATGCTTGATCAAACATCAAGAAGAGTTCAATTAGAACGTAAAGCTAGTGAATCTGACAATTTAAGAAAAACGTTAAGTGACGTTCCTTACACAATTTATATAGGATAATGAAATTACTTAACATTATATCAGAAATAGAGTTTTATACCTATGAAGGTATGATACAGGTAGTGTATGATGGACTTAATACTACTAAAATAGCAGAACTTATCCGTGCTTTGCCCGGTGTTACAACAGTAACTATAGCAGCCGACTTAGGAGAAGGTAGAGAAAACTTAAAAGTAAAACTTATTTCACAGAAATCTGGTGTTGATGCATTTGAGGCATTAAAGAAAAATGCATTAACTAAGTATCCACCAATTAAAGTAATAAAAATTGCTGCTAATAATATAGAAAAGAAGTAAATGCTATTTGGATCTAACAGAGATTTTAATCTACTAGTAAATATTAACAGAGAACTGTTAAAAGACGTAGTTGAACAAGAAGTTCTTTACTACAAACTTGATTTAGAACAAACTCAAGCTAATATTTACGGAGAAGCGGTAGATAAGACCTATTTAATTCCTATTAAACTAAATTGTTTGATTACTAGAGGAGATCAAGTAATAACAACTGATGAATTTGGCCCTGATTTAGGGAGAGAAGCATCTTTTGCTTTTATTAGAAGAGATTTAGTAGATGTAAACGTAGTTCCGGAAGTTGGTGATATATTAAATTGGCATGAAGATTATTATGAAATAGATACAGTAAGAGAAAACCAATTATTTTTAGGTAAAGATAATAGTTACAACCTTACATCATACGGATCACAGTTTGGTGAGTCTATTTCAATAATAGTTGATTGTCATTTAACAAGAAAAGAAAGAACAGGTATTAATTTTGAAGGTACTAGTTACTAAAAATACTATATAAACGTATGCCAAGACGTAAACAACCATTACCAAAGAGTCAAAGAGAGCTGACCAAAGATCAGCTTACAACTAGTACTACGTCTAGCAATAATATTGCGGATAATACTAAAAATCGAGCATTTCAACGTTCGGTATCTGATAGTGATGTTAAAAGGTTTAATATTGGTTTAAGAGATATAGACGAAACTATCGTTTATTACTTTAAAAACATTATTCAACCCACAGTCTTTCAGAATAATAATAAAGTTAACGTTCCTGTTTTATACGGATCTCCTGAAAGATGGAAATCAGTACAAAGAGACGGATTTTATAGAGATAAGAACGGAAAGATACAAACTCCTCTTATCATGTTTAAGAGAGATAGTATTGAGAAAAATAGAAATCTTGGAAATAAAATGGATGCTAACAATCCAACTAACTTTGGGATTTTTAAAAAGCCTTTTTCTAAGAAAAATATATACGATAACTTTTCTCTGGTTACTAATAGAGAACCAGTAGAAGAATATTATGGAGTAATTATACCAGATTATGTTACTATTACATACTCTTGTATAATATTCACTAATTATATCGAACAAATGAATAAAATTATAGAAGCAATTAACTTTGCTTCTGATTCATATTGGGGTGATCCTGAAAGATTTAGTTTTAGAGCAATGATTGATAACTATACTACATCTACTGAGCTTAATCAAGGAGATGACAGAGTTGTTAAAACTAATTTCTCTATTACTATGATGGGTCATATAGTACCTGACTCAATAAACGCTCAAATAGCCGGTATGAATAGATTTTTCTCTAAGTCATCAGTTACTTTTGGTTTAGAGGTTGCTGGTACTTTAGAAGAATTAACAGCTAGAGCCGGTACAGCAGAGAAAGAAGCAAGCAGAAGATTCTTCGATAGAGGTGAATCAGGTACTGATACTAGTGGTATGACTCAAGAACAGAAAACTTATGTATCTTTGGAAAGACTTTATAGTAGTAATGTAATATCGACTAATGTAAATCCTACTACTAAACAGCTTACTTGGTTCAGTATCACTATAGCTACTCCTCCTGTAGGATTCCCAGACATAACCAAGACAGATTTTAAAGTATTTATTAACGGATTAATCGTTGAAACAGATGCAATAGATTCAATTACACAATCAGGTGCGAATGTAATTGTAGTATTTAACGATAATTTAGATTTTGAACTAAGTTCTAATGATGAATTTTCAATATCAGGTAAATTTTTAGCATAGAATGGCATTAGTACAGTGGAAACAGATAGCAAGTCAATTAACCGGTAGTAGAGTCTTTACCGGATCTCTGTATGTGTCCGGTGCTATCAATGTTAGCGGGTCTATTACTGCAGATAGCTTTATAGGTATAGATCCATCAGCTATTTTTACCGGTTCGGTTACAGCATCTGTTGCTCAAGACGGAACTATTTTTACAATAGAGAGTGGAAGTGTAAAGTTATTTACTTTAGATAATGAAGGAAACTTAGTACTATCTGGTAGTATTACCGCACAGGAATTTCATACAGAAATAGTAAGCTCATCCATTATATTTCAATCAGGTTCTACTAAATTTGGTGATACTGCAGATGATATTCATAACTTCACAGGTAGTTTAAGGTTATCTGGTTCACAAGAACACTTTATTTCTGGAGCATTACATGTAGATAACGATAATACCGGTTCTCAAACTATTACTACAAATAACATTAATGTAGGTTTTCCTACATCTAACAGATGGCAACAAAATTTAGATGGATCTTATTTTGATCTTTACGACAGCTATACAAACGTTTCTGAAATTATAAGATTCATGGCCGGAGTAATGAGTTCATCATTAGATGTAGCTGCTCCTACTCCTAATACTAAGTACTGGAACACAGTTTCTACATCGTATAATATAGGTAGTACAACTTCTAAAAATGCTCTCTTTAACGGAGTATTAGGTAGTAGCTACCAAACTGCTAAACTTTCTGTTAATTGGGATGATTCTTCCTTTATTAATTCTTCAGCAACTGCTTCTTATAAAGAAATGCAAGACTACTTAATACTAAAAGGATTTTTACTGAACTCAGAAACAGGCTCAGGAGGTTTTGATAATGATACAGGAACAAACCCTTTTACCGATAATTACGGAAGTAGAATACCTTCAACAATATTAACACAAGGTACTTTTGCTAATAATTCTTTTACAGTAACTGCAGATGCTGGAGGCTCGTCGGATGTATACACTAATAGTAGTTATTTTGGTATGGGGGCCCTTACAAATGGTGGAGCTACCCCATATTCTGTAATTATTCATGCAACTCAATCATATAGTGATAATTACGTAGATTCTACTCCTGATGAAAATTCAACTTACTCATCAGCGTCTTTATCGGAATATACGATTTCATCATTTGGTACTTCTAACGGATTAATTCTGTCTAAGATAGTAACATCACAACCGGCAGTTATTCCATCTGCATTTCAAGATGGGGATTTTAATAACGTTTCTGGTCCTATAAACGGTAAAGTATATACCGGTGGAGCTACTAATTCGAGCGCTATATCTGCAAGTGGGTATTATAAAATACACGATGTTGTAGTAGGTTTAAAAACCGGTTCTATGTCTGAATATCAATATAAGAACGGCTCAGACAGTTCTACTTTATTTTACCTATATACAGGAACCTTACCATCAGATATAACTTCTGGTACTAGAACAGCTACCTTATTGAATACCGAATTAAATAGAACAGCATTTAGCGCAACTTCTAGATCATTATCTGGTGCTCCTTATTTACTAACAACTTCATATACATTCACATATCAAGGTGAAGTAAGCGGTAGCTTTGATCCTGCTTATGGATACAGTGCTACACCGCTTTCTATTGCTAATCCAGTAGATACTTGGGAAAATATAGGATCTACTACTCTAACAGGAAATACAGTAAGCGTTACCACAAGTGGAGTACAGACAGTAGTTTCAGGTAGAGGAGTATTTTCGGCTGATAAATCAACTCAAAGATCGTTAAATGATATTCCAAGAATAGACGATATTTGTATTGCAACAGCTTCTTTATCTTTTAACTTAGATAGTAACACTAATAACGTAGTTCAAGCAAGGAGCACACAAGAAAATCTAAACTATAATCTTAGCTTTAGATTAACAGGTACTAACTGGAAAGGAAGCTCTCAATCAACTACTTCTGACACTCAAGTACTATTTACCAGCTCGTTATTTAATCAGTCTGCAGATAGCGGTAGTATGGCAATATATAGCAGAGCTCAAGGATATGATGGAGGGAGTTTAACAGGTACTTCTGA